AGAATGAAAACCTACCTGAAGTGCGTCCCATTTCAGACTTTTTATTTAAGATTGCCAAGGGTAAATTAAATAAAATAGACAATATATACGCTCTGGAAGGACCGCTATATAGTAAAGAATTAGGTGTTGCTGGAACCGTTGATTGTATTGCTGAGTATGATGGCGAGTTAGCGATAATAGATTTTAAAACATCAAAGAAACCTAAACCAAGAGACTGGATTGAACACTATTTTGTCCAGTGTATGGCATATGGATGTATGTTGTATGAGATGACGGGAATATCAATTAAAAAACTTGTAATTATTATGGCCTGCGAAAATGGCGAGTGTGTAATTTATGAAGAACGAGACAAAGCAAAGTACATCAAACTTCTCGGAGAATACATTAACAAATTTGTTAAAGATAAACTGGAGCTCTATGGAACCCAATAAAGAATTAGAAAAGGCGATAGAGAGCAAGTTTCTCACCCCTCAAAAGTTTGCTATGGAAATCGAAAAGATTGTAGCAGAAGAGCAATTTAATTATATTGATGCTATATGTTATTATTGTGATACCAATAATATTGAAGTAGAATCAGTATCTAAACTTATTTCAAAACCTTTAAAAGAAAGATTAAAATGGGACGCAACTCGTCTTAATTTTATGAAAGCAACTTCTAAAGCAAAATTGCCCATATAATGCCAGTTCATGGATGGTTTTCCACTCCAATTTATATACATGATTGTGAGGGTGGAGATTATGAAGTTATACAAGAAGAATTAGTAGAAGTAGTTAATCAATTAGATTTTGATCATAACTCTTTATTTGAGGGTTCTTTTGGAAAATCTACTCATAAATTAAATACTGAGGGATTTGGTGAAAGTATTCTGCATAATTATAGTTGTAATAATTTTTTAGGTTATTTACATAATCATTTAATGGAATATCTAAACCAGATTGGTTCAGATGAAACATCATATTTGTTAAAAGAGTCTTGGTTTACAGAAACTACTGAAGGTCAATATGCACATCAACATGATCATGGTGCTTTTGACGTTTCTGGTGTATACTATGTTAATACCAGTGGTGAAGATGGTAATCTTTACTTAACTAATGTATTATCTAACTTGTCATCAAATTACATTTATGATAAAGTTATAAACCCTATGGAAATACCTCCAAAAAATGGTAGACTATTATTATGGCCTGGATTAATTCCACATGGGACTAGGATCAATAAAACTGATAGTAGAAGAATTAGTTTAAGTTTTAACATTCAATTTTTAAGAGATGGATTTACCCTCAAAACCACCAAATCAACTTGATTTATTACATTATCGTTTACAAGCTATTATAAGAGATTATAGTATGCCTGATCTTGAATATATTGGTGAAAGAAAGAGTTGGAAGTCTGGTGAAATTGTACATTGGTATCGTATAGGAGAAGCAGAAGTGCCTATTGACGCTATTACAGAATTTGAAACGGAAGAAACTGATGAAAACGATTAGAATTGCTGGAGCACAAATTCCAGTTACGAAAGATATTCAATATAATAAAAATCAAATCTTTAAAGCACTTGATTGGGCAAGGGAGAATGAAGTTGATCTCTTAGTTACTCCAGAAGGATCTCTTTCTGGGTATTCTACTCCTTGGTGGAATAGACTTGATGAGTTAAATGATGCCTTGAAGGAAGTAGAAGAATATCAAAAGAAATTGAAAATATCTCTTCATTTAGGAACTTGTTTTCAGGATACTGAAGATATTGGATTGGTTAATAGAAATCAAATTAGACATTATAGTAAGAATGGAAATTTAGAATCAGTAACTAATAAGCAATATACTGTTGCTGCTGATAGTAATATTCTTGAACATAACGGCACAGCTAATGTATTTCAATCATCAGTAGAAGGTTGGATAGTAGCAGGTATGATTTGTAATGATATGTGGGGGTTTATAGATTCAAAATTTGCTGGATTAGTTTCTTTAAATGAACAGTTATCTCAAATAGATCCTAATTTAATTATTCATTCTACTAATGGTGGAAAGATGGGAAATGATGAACTATTAAATTTTTCTACACAAGAACAACTTAAACTTGATGGTATTAACGATACTTTCTATTTTTGGCATGAAGCATGGTTAAGGATGACAGCAGTGAAAGCAGGTGCTATACTAGTTACTGCAGATTCTTGTGTTAGTTGGAATTTTGATCCCAATATTGAGAGTCTTAATAATCATACAACATCATCTCCAAGTGGAATTATTGATGGATATGGTAACTGGTTAGAAAGAGCTCCTAAAACAGGTCTTCATTATTTTTATTATGATGTAGAAATTAATGCTAAACAAAATACTAAAACTATGAGGGATTATAGGTAATGACAACGATTAGAATTGCTGGAGCTCAAATTCCAGTTGGTCTTGATATTGAACGAAATAAAAATGAAATAATCAAAGCACTTGATTGGGCAAAAGAGAATGAAGTTGACCTCTTAGTTACTCCAGAAGGATCTCTTTCTGGGTATATTACTAGTAAATGGTGGGAAAAAATTGACGAGTTAAAGGATTCTTTAAAAGAAATAGAGGATCACCAGAAAAAACTTGGTATAGAACTTCATTTAGGAACTTGTTTTCAAGAGACTGAAGAAACAGGTATTATTAATAGGAATGAAATAAGGTCTTATAATAAAGATGGTAATCTATTTCAAGTTACTATAAAATCATATGGAATTGCTTTTGAGCGTTGTGTTAATAAGCATGGGCAACCATTATATACATGGCCTTTACCATACGAAGACAGACCTACAAGTGTTACTGCATTAATATGTAATGATATGTGGGGATGTGTAGAGCAAGATGGTGAACCTATTAATCAACTATTAGTTAATGCTAATTTAGATCTTTTAATACATTCTACAAATGGTGTTAAATTTAATCCTGAAGATATAAGATATAAAGCTTTTGATGCATATCATAATGGTTTTTTATGTATGACTGCTCTAAAAGCATTAACTCCAATAATAACTGTTGATTCATGTGTTCCTTGGGATTGGGATGGGGATGAATCAAAAGTTGATGTATGTATAACTTCAAGTCAGAGTGGTGTAGTGGATTTCTCTGGATGGCAAACTGACGTTCCAAGATTTGGTAGACAATATTTTTATCATGATCTTAATGTTGCTATGTCAAATAAAGAGAAGTTTGCTGTGCTTGATAGAAAAATTAGAAAAGATGTTGATTATCCTACTATGTCATTAGATTGGGATGGATATCATAATCCATCATCTTATGCTCCGAAAATATCCCGTGGGACTAATGTAGGTCATGGATTAAATTGGTAATGAAAGTGACTCCCTTTGAAACCTATCGTACATACTTATCGATGAAAAGTCATTTTACTAACCCTAAGTATGACTTCATTAAGTATGGTGGTAAATCTCGTGCTACAATAACATCATTCAATAAAAGGAAAGATAAGTATTGGTTTGAGAAAACTTCTAGGAAGTATTCGGATCAAGAAGTAATAGATTTCCTTTTATCAAATTTCGTAAACGCTACTAACCCCCAAAATTTATGGATCGGAGAAATTATCAATTCTGGAGAAAGAACATACGCAGAATGGAAAATGAGGCAACAGAGTTTGACGTATATGTTTACGGAACAGTCAAGCACATTACTCTCAGAGAACGATTTAGAGAAAGTATTCAATTGTTCCAAGGGTCATCCAATCATTCTCAAAAAATATCTGGGTGGGGAGATTTCACTAGAAACATTATCAATACTGGAAAAGATTTTTTCTTTTCAAAGTAAATTTGATGAGAAATTAAAAGATCCTGTATGGGAAACCGTAAGTATGAAATTAAAAAAGTATTTACCTTTCCTAAATATTAATGTGTTCCATTTTAAAAAGATATTGAGGAATATCATAAATGAGTGAATTTTTCGATTCAGAAACTGTACAAGAAGAACTTAAAGATATTACTGATTTACAGCAAATAATCTATGAGGATGCTTCTAGGTATCATTTAATGGATCGTGATGATAGATTAGAACACATTGATAATCTTACTGAATTATTAGATAAACAACGTGTAATGTATACTCGTATATGTTTGTCAGATGATCCAGAAGCTAAGAAGATGAAAGCGAATTTGGTCAAATCAGTTTCTTCTCTGGGTTTCCCTGCAGGAACAGATGTTCAAGTATTATTTCTTAGTATGACCAATACAATTGAAGCTCTTAAAAGTCAACTTGACGGATAAGAATCTCTTTGTTATAATAAAACCAATCAAACAAATCCAAATTAATCCGAGGAATCTAAATGTCGTTTGCTAAACTTAAAAAGCAATCAAAACTAGGCTCTCTTACACAAAAACTTGTGAAGGAAGTCGAAAAGATGAATAATACAGGTGGTCAAGGTGATGACCGTCTATGGAAACTAGAAGTAGATAAAGGTGGTAA